CGATCCGCTTGTCGCAGCCTGCGCGGACCACGAAAGCCTCGGTCGCCGAAATCGGTCGCACCGGGGCTTCCAGAAGGGTCAGGATGGCCACCCCATCGACGAGGTCGTGCGACAGCACCTCGACCCGTCGCCCTGCATTCGCCCCGGTCGACCATTCGACCAGTCCGAAGGCAAACCAGCCCGCCGCGAATGTGCCGAGGCCGGAAGCGGTGAAGGCGCGGTCGCGCAGCACATCGATGACCGCGCCGGTTCCTTTGAAGGTCGGGGCATCAAGGTTCACGCCGCAGCGCGTGTCGCCCAGCGCGGCATCACAGCTGGCCTGGAACGTCCGCCCGACCGTCTGGCCAAGGACATGGGCAAGGCTCCGCACCTCCGCTACAAAGGCCAGCCGCCCGCGCCGGATCTGGCCGATGGCCCCGCGTCGAAGGAGTACGCGCTGCGAAGGGGCTAACCAATTCACCCGCCAGACCTCGACCGCCGCATTGTCCCATCGACCGTCGAGGATGTCCGTCTCGGTGATCCGGTCGGAGGAGAGCACGCCTTGCGCGTCCTGCGCGTCGACGGAAAGGTCAGAGCCGGATCGCACCTCTGAGGCTGTCAGCCCGCTTTCCGGTTCGAACTCGGTCCCGTCGAACGACAGCGTCCGGTCGTGATCGGTGAAGCCGAAGGCCACGCCATCGGCGCGGGTGATGCGCCAGCACCAGGCAAGCGTTGTCGTGCCGTCGTCGAGATGGGCCTGCAGCGCCGGGTTCAGGGACTTCATGTTCGGATTTCCACGAGAGGGATCGAGGTGATCGACCCGAGGCGTTCGAGGTCGAGGGTGACGTCGAGGACATCGGTGTCGAAGCGGACGGGGACGTCGAATTCGAAGCCTGCGGTGATGGCGACGCCAGCGGCGGGGGCCGAGGTGAAGGTTACCAAGCCCGTCGCGGTCGAGACCGACCAGCCGGAGGCTTGCGGCGTGCCGTTCAGGGCGATGGTCACAGTTCCGGCGACGGGCTTGGTGATCGCCCGCGTCCAGGATTGCGCGCCGGAGGTGTAGCGCTTGGTGAGCTGAAACAGGGTGGCCGCCCCGTTGCCGGTGCCGATCGGCTGGTTGGTCGGGCCTGGCGTCTGCGACGGCAGGCAGGACTTGAAATCGGCCCAGTCCTTGAAGCGGAAGCCATGCAGGCGCCCGTTCCGGGCCTCGAAGAAGGCGACGACCGCCGCCAGATCGTCGGCGCGGCGGATGCCGTAGGCGACATCATAGCGGCGGCGGCTGTTGGCCCAGCTGGCGTTGCGCTCCTCGGCCCCACTCGCCAGCTCGACGATCTGGGTGCGCCGCTCGGGGCCTCCGCGCGCCCCGCGGCTGATGTTGTCCGGAAATCGGACCTCGTGAAACGCCATCACATCCCCCTTCGGCCCAGCGACACGGCGCGGGCAATGTCGCTGGCAACCTGCGTGCGCGACTGGCGAAAGCTCTCGGCGTCGCGGGCGGTGATCGTGACGTTGACAGTCGAGGCGCCCGCCTGGCCGTACCCCGCCGCCTCGCGCCGGGAGAGCACCCGCTCCCCGCGTTGCAGGATCGCGGGCACTTCGTCCGGCCGCAGCCCGGCCCAGCCGCCGGAATGCATGCGCGGGGCATTGGCGAAGGCCAATGCCGGGACCATCCGACCGGGACCAGGGGCGCCGACCACGCCGCCCGCATGCAGGATGTTGGCGAAGATCCCGCCCGCCCCGCCCAGCGCACCGGACAGGGCGTTCGCAATCGGGCCGAGGATGAAACGCCGCGCCGCGAGCTTGGCGAGGTCGGCGATCATCGAGGTGACCAGATCGCGGAAGTCGAGCTTGCCGGTCTTCACGAAGTCGCCGATGGCGTTCTCGGCGCTCTGGAAGGCCCCGACCAGAGCGCTGCCAATCTCCCCGCCGATGTCGCGCGCCTTGGCGGCATAGTCGGCGAGCGCTGCCGTGACAGCCTGCCAGCCGGTGAGGGCCGTATCCGCGCCTTCTGCGGCCGCAGCACCCGCATTGCGCGCGGCGCCGCCCGCGCCGTCGGCGGCGGTGGCGGTGTTGTTCAGCCCGGCTGTCAGGGCATCGGCCGCGCCAGCCGCATCCGCCAGCGCAGTCTCTGCCTCGGTCCCCGTGCCAGTCATTGCATCCTTCAGCGCCTGCCAGCTGGCGAGCGGCTGACCCGCAGCGTCAGCCAGCATCCCTGCCGCTTCGCGATAGCCATCGGCCCGGGCGCGGGCGTCATCGGCCATCGCGCCGAGGCCAAGATCGGGCGGTTCCAGATAGGTGCGTGACAGCGCGGCAGAAAAGGCATCCGCCGCGGCGGCCCCTGCGGCCGTTGCCGCGCCTTCGAAGGGATTGCCGATGCGGCCGAGTTCCACCGGATCGAGGATGCCGATCCGCACGCCACCTTCGCCGGTGGCCCATTCCGGCAGTAGCGCGAGGGCCGCGTTCAGGGTCTCGATGAAGCTGTTGATACGCGTGACGACGCCGTTCAGCATCGCCTCGACGCCCGAGATCAGCCCGTTTGCCGCCTGGAAGGCGAAGTCGCCGATGACGCCCGGCAGACTGCCCCAGATCGCGACGGCGGCGTCGTAAGCCCCCTGGAAGATCGCGGCTGTCCGGTCGCCGAAGCTTACGACGCCTGCGATAGTGCCTTCGAGCGCCGAGAGGCCCGCCGCCTTCAGCCCCTCCCATCCGGCCGCCATCCGCGCGAGGGCGGCGTCCAACGACAGGCCGATGCGCGACCACACCTCGCGGGCCAGATCGCCGAGGAGGCGAAACGCCTCGCCCACACCGCCGACCCGGGCCACCAGCTGCGAGAACTGGTAGACCAGTTCTCCCGCGCCGACGATCAGCGCCCCGATGCCGGTCCGGATCAGAGCGCCGCGCAGGAACACCAAAGCGGTGGCCAGGCCGCGCACGGAGAGGGCCGCAGCGGCAAGTCCCGCCACCCAGCGCCCAGCCATGACGGCGGCGAATGCCGCGGCATAGGACGCCAGACGCCCGAGGTTGCCGATCAGGGTGTCGATGGCCGAGCGCAGGATACCGCCATCGGACGCAAGGGCCACGAAGGTATTGGCCAGCGCCTCGATGGTCGGTGCCACGGCCACGGCGATGCGGTTCCGGAGGCCGTCGAAGACGAGGGATACGGTGCCCAGCGCCAGTTGCGTGCGGCGCAGGGCTTCGAGGGCATCACTGTCCAGAACCGCCCCGAGATCGGAGGCTTGGTCGCCAAGCCGCGCCATTTCGGCCCCGCCATTGCGTAGGAGGGGGATCAACCGTGTCGCGTCTGAGGCCATCGCCTCTAGATAGAAGGTCATCTCTTGCTGGCTGAGCCCGGCGCGCTCGAGGGTGTTGACATAGAGCTGCAGCGCCTCGGGGCCGGAAAGGCGGGCAAACTGGTCGGCGGTGACGCCCACGCGGGGCGCGACATTCTCGAAGAAATTCGCCATCGGCCCGCCGCCGGTCTGCAGGAAATCCCCGACCCGGTCGTTCACGTCCTTCAGGATATCAGCCAGCTTCTCCTGTTCAATGCCGACTGTCCGCGCCCCGGCCGACCAGCGCTGCAGCGCATCGGGTGTTGCATTGGCGACCTGCGCGAACTGCCGGATCTGCGCGGCACTCTCGGCGGTGGATCGGACTATCAGGCCGAGCGAGGCTGTAGCGGCCGCCGCGGCGGCCCCGAGGGCAAGACCTGCACGGCGCGCGAAAGCGGCCAGCCGGGTGTTGGCCAGCTCCATCTCGCGCGACAGGCGGCCGAAGCCACGGGCACCGGCATCGCCGACACCCTCCAGTTCGGCGCGCACGCGGCGTCCGCCCTCCGCCACGAGGCGGACGGAGACCTTCTTCTCAGCCATTCCGGCGTCCTTCCATCTGCTCGTTGAGTTTACGCACCATCACCGCCTCGATCTCGGGCAGCAGTTCGGCGGCGATCAGGGGCGTGATGCCCAGCGCCTGCGCTAGTGACAGCGCGGCGCCCATGTCCCATCCGATGACGGCCCCCGGCGCGAGGCGCAGCTGGCCGCCAAGGCGCTGGGTCAGGTCCCAGACCTGCCAGCCCTCGACCGTCTGCGGCCGGTTCAGTCTTGCGGGGCAGTCGGGGCAGGGGCCTGCGCAGGCCGCGCAGTAGCCATCGCCCCCGCCGAAGGACCAGTCGGCGAGGGCGCGGAGGCGTTTTTTTCCTGATCCAGCATCAGACCGCGGGCGACGTATTGCGCCTGGAAGGCCTCGAAGACCGGCCAGATTTCCAGCAGGGCGTCGATCCCGGCCGGGCTGACTGGCACGAGGTTGCCAGCCTCGTCACCGACGCCGTCCCATTCCAGCACCGCCCGGCGCGCGACGGCCTTGGCCATCGCGAGGGCCATGTCCTCCTGGCTGGAGGTTTCCGAAAGGCCCTCGATCAAGGGATCGGCGCGGGCAGAGACCATCAGCGCGGTGGTGAGAGGGGCCACCAGGACGCGCAGGCCGGGCAGCAGGTCCATCCATTCGGGCCGGTTCGACAGGTTCAGACGGATCATGGTCAGTATCCCGTGACGGTGTTGACGAGGACGGCGGTGCACATGCGGGCGGGGCTGGCGGCCTTGGCGGCTTGCCAGTCGAAAGTGGCCTGGATGCCCTGCGGGCCCGGGATCTCGATGCGAGGGCGCGGCAGATAGACGGCATGGGCGGTGAAGGTAAAGCTGGCGTTGGCCCCGAGGCTCCAGGCGAAGACCAGTTCGCACGGCGTGCCGTCGATGGCCTGCGTGATCAGCGTGGTATCGGCAAAGCGCACTTCCACCCGGCCGGTCAGTGCGGCCATGCCGGGGTCGGCCCCCTCGATGCGCCCGTCCGAGCGAATGGTTTCGATCCGGTCGAGGCCGTTGGAATAGGTCACCTCGGCCGAGATGACGTTGCCGAGCGGCGTGCCGTTCCGCGTGATCGCCCCGTTGAAATGCCCGAACCGTTGCAGCGCCAGCGCGGTCGGCGTGCCCGCGGCCGTGGCCGCCGCGACATTTTCGCCTTGCGCGACCAGCCGCGCCGTGGCGGTCAGCAGCCCCGACCGCGCCATCTGCCAGGACAGCTGGTCGCAGACGCAGCCCGAGTACATGGCGTAGCGCGGCACCTCGGGCATCGCCGTCTCAATGGACAGGCTCGGCAGCGTCCAGTTGCCGGACTGGAAGGTGTGCGTCTTGGGCGACGTGCCGGTGGTCGTCGACTGTCCGAAGGCGGCCTTCAGCCAGAGGCCGAAGTTTTCGACATCGATCGGCACGACGACATCCCCATCGGCGGTGACCGCGTCCTTGATCGGGGCCAGCGGATCGCGCCCCTGGCCGAGCAGTTCTGAGGCGATCAGCGGCTGCTCGGAGCCGAGCGTGGTGCTGGCGAAGGGCACCGTCCGGTAGCCAGAGGCGGGCGGGGTGCCGTAGACGGTTTCGAACGCAAGCGCCATCTGCGCCCGCGCGCCGTGAGCGCGTGCCATGGGGGTCTCCTATGTGGGGGGTGTCAGGCCAGAGGGCCGGTCGTGGTGTAGTGCAGGACGACGGTGATGACCGCCGCCTTCAAGGCCGCTGCACCCTCGATGGGCAGGTCGACCGATGCCGGGGCCTCGGGTTCGACCCAGTCACAGAGGCCGCCAAGCGTCCGGTCGGCTTCAAGCGCCGCGCCGATGGCAGCTATCAGGTTATCGAAGGCGCTGGCCCGGCCGCTGCCCACCTGGACGATGACCTCCAATTCAGCCCGGTGCTCATAGTGGTAACGCAAGGGCGACAGCGTCACCTCCGGCTCGCCCGGCTGGCCGTCCCGCAGGATGATCAGCCCCGCCGCCGGGATCCGCTCGGGCAAGACCTCGTCACGCAGGGTTAGGGCGGCAAGCGGCTGCAGCCGCGCATGAAGCGCGGCGAGGGTGGTTTCGCGGGTGGTGGGCACAACATTCGTTCCATAGATCCGCGTGAAGGAAATCCACGGACTCTTCTCAGATTTGGGTTCTTCTTTCAGAAAAGCAGTAAATGACAGCAAAGAAACGACGGCGACCAATTCGCCATTCTAATTATGGTCGACCGGACACTCCTCGCTCATCTTGATCAAACCCGAAAATCTCTCTGGCCATATCCTTCGCAAAGCGCTGTATTTCTTCATGATCATTTTTCGATAGTTTTTCCCTGACTCGTCGAAAGAATGAAATATAACGAT